TAGCTTCGCGCAACACTGGGTCTTCGTGTGTATCTTGAACTACGTCAGTGATAGTTACGTAGTCACCATACTGGTTGAGCTGCACAGTGTAATCCTGGGTAGCCAAACGGTTACCAGAAGGAGTTACACCCTCAGCCAATGGAGTTGTCGCCAGTGGCACGTAGTACGCGCCAGCGCCGCCACCTGCCGAGCCAGTAGAACCTTGCAAGAAGTAGCGACGAAACTTTGCAGTTTTCGTGCTGTTTGTAGGGATTGGGTAGTTCTGACCGAACTTCTCGATGACGAGGTAAGGCAGAGCGCGGGACAGCAAGTCCTTCATTACATAGGCTGCTGTACGTGGTGAAATGTCACCAAAGACTACTACGTTTGACATATTTGTTTCCTCTCAGATTAAAGTGGTTTATGCAGCGGGGGACTGCTCCGGTGCATCGGGTGCATCGGGTGCGTCAGTACCAGCGTCAGTACCAGCGTCAGTACCAGCGTCAGTACCAGCGTCAGTACCAGCGTCAGTACCAGCGTCAGTACCAGCGTCAGTACCAGCGTCAGTACCAGCGTCAGTACCAGCGTCAGTACTAGCGTCAGCGGCAGGTACGTCTGCAGTGGGTGTGCCCCCGCTCAGACGCGCAACTGCATCCGCCATTTCCTCACGGATACTGGCAACCTCACCTATGATAGCTACCAATACTTTCTTGACCTCGCTATCAATGTTTGCGGCTGAAATACTTGAAATCATCGTAACTCTCCTTATTTACCGCCAGCGTTTGCTTCGCTCCAAGCTGCATCAAAATCAGCTGCATCTGGGACTGTGGCAACCACTGTACGTTTGGAATTTACAACGCTCAGAGCAGTGGCCGCTTGTTTGGCTTTATCTGAAAGTTGGGTGGGCTTCGGGGCTGAGGTAGCTTGTGGCACCCCAGCCGCTTTTTTGAAGTCCGCGATTAGCTCGACGACAGCTTCTGGGCTGCCCGATGCTATCACTTCTTTCGCTCCAGACTTCATGTAGCTTGGCAGGGTATCCGCCCAGGCTATCACTCTGTCGTAGATTTGGTCGTAATCTTGATGTGCAGTTCTAATAATGTCAAGTGTCTTTTCTTCAGATAATGTCTGCGCGGCGTTATATGCCTCACTTACCATAGGTCCGTATACACGGGAAATTTCATTGAACACGTGTGTAACGAGCTGCTGGTACTCTGCACGACGTTTCAGCGCCTCCCCTTTGGTGATGTCTGGCCAGTCCTCCTCATACTGCTCCAGAAATTCTTTTTCTGCTGCGTTATACATTTCTGGCGTAGCCGCTGCTGCCGCAGGCGGTACTTCCGCCGCAGGTGCTGCTTCTGCGCGTTGGCGCTCAAGTTCTTTGAACCGAGCTTCCCAATCTACATCGGGAGGCGTCGCTGGTACCTGGGTGTCCGGCTCAGCTTGCACTGGTGGAGTATCCACTTGCGTACCTGTGTCGATGTCACTGGCCGCACTGTCGTCTTCACCAGTAGCCGCAGCAGCGGCAGGCTCGCCAAGGATTTCCTTAGCTGCAGTTTCAGCACTGACCGCATCGACAGCTGGGGGAACAACTGCATCTGCGTCGGGCAAGCTGCCCTTGTCCAGTAGCGCGTCAAACGCATCCGTAAACTCACCATAATTATTCGCCTCTGGTGCTAGGTTATCTTCGTGTTCCATCTCTATTCCCTCTCTATGATTTTGGTACTACACGATCTGCTATGCTTAATATGCTTAGCAGCTTCTTATACGCCTTGGCTTCCCCCTGCAGGATTGGGATATCCTCCCCCCGGGCCGATATTAGGCTGTTCTTGCACACCTCCAACTCGTTGTCCAGTATCGCCTGGAGCGCCAGCCCCGACGGGTTGTACTGGCTGTTGAACAGCTCCTTGCGGTACTCCACCACCTGCTCTCGCGTGAGCAACCTGTGTAGGTGTGACATCTTTTTCTAGTCCTTTCAATATAGTGTTATATGTCGCCGCATCTGCCATCGCGGTATTCTTGTCACTCTGGGTAAGCTGCTTGACGGACGATGCCAGTAACTCACGTATCTCAGCACGCAGCATTTCTTCCTGCTGGTCAGCCTGCTTCTGTGCTGCAGCATCACGACTGGCTTCCCGCGTCTTCGCATCCTCTGCTGAGCACAGCACTTTGCCTATGTCTACGTCTCTAGTAGCCATACGATCTTTTGTGAGGTCGTACCAGTTTATATATATCTGTTCTTCTGGGCGTAGGGTGTTGACTAGATTATCATACGCCATACCACGTGTCTCTTTGGCGATGAGGCTGGTTGACCCGTGTGTCACTACCTGGAAGTCCCCCTGTATTTCTGGGCGAGTGTTAAAGTGCTTGTTGAACGCGACTAGCGACGCGAACACAGACTGCGTGAACAAGTCGAAGTTACGCACTACATCCTTAAACGGCAGTGCAGCATCGCCACGTATCATGGACGCCCCCGCAGCGGTACGGAATGGCTCTGATGGCCCTTTCTGCATATCGCCGCCAGTGGCTGCGTTGATGAAGGTCTCGGTGTCTGCGAAGCCCTGGAACATTGTGCTAATCTTCATTAGCTCGTCGATGTGGCTATCGACGTTGATGTTCTTAATGGCTGGGTATTGCGCATCCTGGCCAGTGCCTTCGCGGTAGAATATCTTGTGCGCGTGGACTGAGTTGAGGTCCTGGTCCAGCCGCAGCAGGTCAGTGTTCATCTCGGTGATCGGGCCGCACACGACTGAGCCGTTATCCATAATCATACGTGTTGTCGCTGACACCCCCATCTGGGAGTCGCGCATGATGTTAGGTAGCCCGTTGCCGAGTATGGAGCTATCGTCTTCCTCGAACACGAAGTGGTGGAACGTGTTAACACGTACGTCGGGCTCTACCATGGCCCAAGGGCTCATAGTTGCCTTAATAACCGTGCTGCCCAGCACCCAGACGACAGCTTCAATCATGTCATTCAGGTTCTCGTCAGCAATATCAACACCCGCCCCTTTCAGGTATGCGCCGGATAGGTACCCGTCCCAAGCGATAATCTCATACTTGCGACCCGTAGTATCGTTCACGTTTACCTGTACGCCTAGTGTCTTCAGTTCAGACTCATAGGTACGTCGTACATAGTTACCAGTTGGGTTGTCGGTTAGATACTTAGTGATAGCACCCTTCAAAAAGTCTGGTCTGTCTGCCAGCTCGCGTATCTGCCTGCGACTCATAACCATGCGAGTAAACTGCCCGTCCATCTGGTGCAGGAACTTAGCCGACATGTCTGGGTAATAGTCCCATACGGACACTGCTTCAAACTGTGGGCGTAACGCCTCCACGGTTATCGGTACGATGCTACCATCTGGGTTACGCTGCCAGCGACGCTGTGTCTGTGCCTTGGCGAATGGGCCGTGCAGTATGCCTATTCCGTAGGTAATACCCGACATGAGAACTTTGCGGCAGAGCGCTACGTAGTCAACCATACGGTCACCACCTATCTCGTCCAGCTGGTCTTCTATCTCGGTAGTTAGGTTGTCTGCGCGTACGGCAGCGAAGTCGCGTATGGCGGCTTCTATCTGGTCATCCGTAGGCACTGTCACCTGCCCTGTAGTCGGGTCAGGCTGCTGCAGCTTCATCAGGACAGACGCCAAGTCCTCTGCTTCCAGGTTAGGTACCTTGGATGGCTCAATACTCCAGTTACGTTCGCTGCTGGGGAATAGCAGGTTCATCATGCGTGACAGCATGGATACACACTTAACACGTGTCAGTTTCGGGTATGCCTGTGACCGGTTAGGGTCTAACTGCTTCTCTATGTCTGGGTCATACACACCTAGGAACTGCCGCAGGTTACGCATCCAGCGCAGCTCTGCTATACGTCTATCAGACTCGTATTGCGCAAAGTCTTTCGTCATGCGCTGCCCCAACGCTGCAATCACTGTGTCGTTCAACACAGGCGCTACAGGGGGTGTTGCCATTTGGTTAACGTCGGGGGTAATCATTCAAGCTCCAGTCATAGGTCAAGTGCGTGTCATCGTACAGCATAACTGTTCTTAAATACAGGGGGTCTGAATGTGGACGTGCCACCCCGTGCTGCCCGTGCGTCCGCTGCTGTTACATACCTACACAGATAACCAAACGCATCCCCCGGGTGGGAGTACGCGTTTTTCTCTGGGGCAGCGCTGCGCTCCTGCTTTTTCCCCACGCTATACCGCCACCCACCAGTGAGTGCTCTGATCAGGACCTTACAACTCGGGTCAATCAGCAGCGCTGGGCCTTCTGCTGTCAGTCGGGTGGTGAAGTGCTCTATCGCATCCAGCCGAATCTGCAGTCGGTTGTTGTCTTCACTGCCTGGAGGGAACTTTACTGACCAAAATGCCTTGTTTTTCGCTGATTTCAGCACATCCACGACTGTTTTCTCGTCCGTCTGTACCCTCGATTTCGCTGCTGGGTCAGGTGAAATAATGACTTCGTACCCCGAATATCGGGCTTTTAACAGTGGTTTTAGCCTATCCGCGCACAGTCTTTCGGCACCATAGTCCTGTTGTACCAGCTCATCGAGCACAACTAGCCTTCCATTCAGGTCCATCTGCCCGACTATCATGGCACTGGACACGCCTGGGTCGAACCCAATGACGAGCGGCAGGTGTGGATTGGCGTGTAGCGACTGCTTGGCTACATGTATGTCGTGTTTGAACGTGGGGATGACTGGCTTGCCATCCAGACTGTACCCCCAACGTCCTTCTATATACTGCATTATCCACTGCGGGGTCTTGCCTTTAGCCAGATTGGTGTAATACTCCTGCTGCCCCGGCAGATTGTCCAGGTTCTCCGCGTCCTCAAGGAAGCCTGACGGCTGGGTGAACAGTACGACGTTCTCTGGCAGCTTCTCATGCAGGTAGTCGTACCACCACGAGTCCTCATCGCCCGGGTTACTCGCACCCCACATGCCCCAGTTCGTAGCGCCCCCGTCTTTCTTCGGTGGGTAACGCCCGACACGGGCAGACAGTGCTTCCACGATGCTCTTGTCTATCTGTACAAACTCGTCCAGTATAACAAATGTCACCTCCAATGACAGCACGCGTGCCACGTCGTCGGGCGTATCGAGTGGGCGGAACAATACCTCACACTCCACGTCCCCAAACTTGAGTAGAAACTTTTTCTCCGTAGCCCGCCAGTTACCTGCCTGCCCATCCTTGAACCAATAGTTCCACGAGCTTATCGTGGTATCGTTCAGCTGTGGTGCAGTGTTACGGACGATCACAGCACGAGTGCGGCGTATGCCATCTACTGGGCTAGGCGCCTGCAGGCTGGCCATAAACGCGAGCTTGAAGAAAATACCCGTCGTCTTACCTGACCCTACCGGCCCAATTATCCAGTCGAAGAACAACTCGTGCGGGGTGTAGTGGGTTATGAAGTCCCGAACGGTTGGTGGGGGTGTGTAGTTGACGCCGTCTGCAGCCATCTATTCGTCACCTTCTATACGTCGTGCGGTTGAGTTTATGCTTGTCGACGCAGGGCGACCGCTGGCTGGCGTAGCCCCTAGGTTTATATTTATCTGGAACCCTGACCCTGGCGCCACGGCTTCAACCGCGCCCTTCTGTTCGTACCCTGCCCACCGGGTTACATTCTCTATCGCCTTAACCGCCACTGCTGCCGGTGTGAGAGGGTCGTGTATGAGCTTGTGTAGTTTGGCTAGAGCGTCATCACTGATGAGCTGCGCCTTAGTCTTGAAGGATACGCCCTCCTTACCGACGTTGTCCACTGCTTCCTGATATGAGCGTATGAACTGTGGGTGCTGCATCAGCTGCTTGAACTCGTCCTTACTAATGTTGTATGCAGCACAGATATCAGGCAGGGGCGCAGTGCGTAGCGCCAGCTCCACGAACAACATGGGTGGGAACCCAAGGTATACCGGGTTGTCAGGATGCGTAGCACCCCACTGGTTACTCACCTGCGTTGTGTCGAGTACGTCGCTGCTCATTGTCCGCCCTCACTCGGGTTAGGTACTTCGCTCGGGCCTGTGCAGCTCTATCGGGGTGCTTGGCTACCCATGCGGCTTGCTTATCCGCGGCACAGGCTTTGCAGTAGTAGCTGAGTCCATCGGGGGTCTGCCGGTTAGTCCCGAAGTCCACAGTGGGTAGCACTTCCTGGCAGCACGAACATTTTTTGGTGGCGTGTGTATTCATACGCGTACTATAGGTATGTGGGGGGAAGTTGTCAAGAGGTATATAAGGTATATCAGTAGCGTAAAAATCTTGGAAATTTTATACGGGCGTTGGGGAGTTATACAAGGTATATTAGTCTCGTAAAAATCTTGGAAATTTTATGTGATGTACCATGAAGGGGCATGGGGCACCGCGCACGGCAAACCCCTTCGGGGGGTAGGGTTATAGCAAACAATCCTTTTATTTATCTTGCTGTTTTTGCTTGCTTTTTTCCTGCATAGGTGTATAATGGCTCTATCAGTTGAGCAATACCGCATGGCTGATACAGTGTGCTGGCACACTGTCTGATTTTCTAACTTACTTAAAGGATACAAAAATGAAACAAGCCAAAAAACGGGCATTGCCCAGCAGTCACAACCTATTACCTAAAGCGCTACGGGCTGGCGTGATGTCTAAACAGTTTAGGGCGCAGGTGCGTACAGCAACCGCATTTTTGCGTTGCAAAGATATGAGTTTCCCTAAGCATTTTAATCGCCGCGTATATCGCACTGCGGAAAACTTTTTGCCCCATGTTCCACGGGCTATGACGCCGCCTATATATGCCCGCTATACGATGCGGTTAACGCGGTTTTATTAGAAAGGGGGCTATATCATGGATATGATTGACGTTAGCAACCTATCAGACTATGAAGCGGCGTTAGTGTTTTCGCTTCTGATAGATAGGGCTATGGATGCAGATAAAACAATTCAGGCTGTACTGTTTACTGGCGGTATAATACAACGGGTATTTGATACCCTAGACGCTGGAACGTCGCAGTATTGACTTACGCGCCTGATAAGCGCATAATAGTTACTCAATTGGGCAATACCGCCTGATTGGTAACAGTGTGCTAGCACACTGTCTGATTTTCTAATTACTTATTTTTGAAAGGTAACATCATGACCGCAACCCAAATCAACACAACATCAGCTTATGACATCGTTTCACTGGGGGAAACGATTGGCGATGTTATCGTCAACCAAGGCATATATGAAGCGCAAGCCTTGCAAGGCAAGACAAGCCTAAAAAATGTGATTTTAGATAGTATCCTAGAGTTGCGCGGTTATCACGTTTCGCAAGCGGGCGACCAGCATCAGGCGTATATTGCTGGATGTATAGCCTTGTTCGGAGACGGCGTATACAACGCCAAAAACTACGTGGCAGGAAGTGTACGCATGTCCGTTGAAGCCGCGCTAAATGAGCGCAAGAAAGCGCATTACAGCAGGTTCATGAAAGCCAGAGGGGTAACAGCGAAGAAACCCGCAACAGAATCGGACTTGATAGCGTATGCCCAAGCGTCTACGGGTTTGGATGTTGAGCTGGATAAGGTTATAAGCGGTCTAAAAAGCGCACTTATGAGGGCGCGGATGATATATCGTGCCGTCTGGGCTAACCCTGCGATTGTGTCGGATGCAAAAGGGTTATACCGTGGACTTAATACGATATATGCTGACGCGTCCGACATAATCAAAAACGGCGCAGTTACCGCTAAACCCACGGCGCAAACGTCTACCGATAAAGGGGCGGCCGCCCCAAGCGGTAAAGCGTCGAACAATAGAGAGGCGTTCGAAATGCTAATGGCTAATGAAAGCCCGTCAACCGTTCTGGCTTGGATGATTGAACTATTAGCATCAGAATCAGCATACGCAAAGAAACACGCGTTGCAGTTAAAGACGCTTGAGGCATTAAAAGCGCAACTATAATCCAGCATATAACCTCTAAGCCCACTGGTAAAACAGTGGGCTTTTTTGCGTCTATAGAATCCTTGCCCACGGTTTGCCGTGGGCTTTTTTCCGCCCTGAATTTTCACGGTATGCCAGCACACTGTAACCGCGGGAATCGCGATACCGTAGTAACAGGCGCGGGGCAAGTGCGCACGATATAGACCTAGGGATTACAACGGTGTGCTGGCACACTGTATACACACGTAGGCGATACCGTAGTAACAAGCGCGAGCGTGACGGTGTGCTGGCACACTGTGTCATACAGACCTATGGAGTAGCGCACACGATACACGTGTATGGAGCGATAACTAACAAATTCGATGAATGGGCAAAAAGGCAAATATACGTGATAAATACGAAAGTCGATGAATCATACTGGATAGGTCTGTATGGAGTAGCACACGGCAAAATAATAAAAACGCATATCGCCAAATAGCATCAGGATTTCGAGAATAGGAAAAAAACTTACATGCCGCCACCACTTTTATTGGGCGGAAATGCCCACGAAATCAATGGGTTATAAAGGTGGACACCACTTGAATAATTTACTGCTTTTTTGGTTGCGTTTTTATCGCCGCTGTAAGCCACGTGTTATATAGGAAAAAATAAATACTCTATGGTAAGTAATACAATTAAACAATAAAGCAGACAAAAAAAAGGGTGTGTTTATACGCGCGCGAGGCATACAAGGTATAATAGTAAATTGCGTGGAAAAAACTAACAACAATGGCATAAAAGTTATACAAGCCTCATAAGATAATAACACCGCCTTTTTAAGACTGCTTTTTCTGGTTAGTTGCTTAATCGCTTGCTATTCGTGGCTTGCAAGCCACCACCTTTTTCCGCCCACCCCCACAAGTTCAGCATTTCGCATTTTATAAGTGTATGATTACCGGCACTAAGCAGACGGATAGACAGCTAAACAGCATAATGATTTTTGACCCCCGAAATAATGCTATTTGCTCAATCTCGTTTCTATTTGGCACTTTTCGTTTCTATTTGAGTGGATAACCTGCATTTCGTATCTATTTGGAGCCCCTTGACATACACACCTATGGAGCGTATAATAGTATCTAAGTGGGAGAGGTATCTCAACCACCTGCACGGTGTGCCAGCACACTGTGAAATCTGAAACACTAACTTACTTATTTGGAGAACATTATGGCTTATATGCTAAACACACCGATGGACGTAGCAAGCATCGTTGACCTATACGACATACCCAACGCAACACTCGACGCGCTGTATATGAGTGGCACCCGCATCAACCATATCCGCGAGTTCACCTCACATGTGGAGGCAGAGAACTTCTTATTTGAATGTAACCACCACTGCACCGTGGAAGACTACAGCGACCCAGACATGGGCGCGTTTATCATCGTGATGTGGGAGGCGTAATGAACATGCCTCGTAAACCCACCACAAACGCCGCCAGAACGCCCAATCGCTCCGGCAATACCAACACAGCCAACAGTGTGCCAGAACACCGTACAGCCTCAACACCGACCTCGCAGACCCACATGGTTGTGTCCTTCGGGTGGAGTAGCAGATACTTGCTACCCATTGAAGCGGCGCTAGATTTACAACGTATCATGGCGCGGTCGATACGATTAGACTGCGCGTGCAACTTAGTGGGGAACCACGACCTATGGGTGCGTAGCGCATCGAACATAGATGTGGTTGTAAACTTCGTATCCGTGGACGATGAGTACGCCGTGGACAGAACCACGGCAGATATAGACATCATTGAGTATGCCACAGCGTACAAAACCACAAAAGAACTGGGCGGAAACGACGCAGTAGCAGGGCTAACCTTCGCCAGATACATAGCAGAAAAAGGAGAGGCAGCATGAGAGTCCCACAGCAGATAGCAAAACATGCCGCGGATGTAATAGTAACATTCGACCCAAGCACTTGGTCAGTGAGGCTACATAACGCGGTAGCCAAGAACCTACGAGGCGGACTCATAAGCGGCAATGGCTCTGCCGCACAGATAGCCGTCGCGTACAGGCAGAGCGTCAACGCACCCACGGTGTACACATACGGGTACGGCGGGGTATGGTGGGCTAACATACCCAAGGAGCACGACCTTTGGGACCAGCTAACGGATTTAGTGACCACTGTACAGCTACGTGGTGAAACTCGCAATCGCTACTGGATGGACAGGATGGACGGAGTGCAGGCGGTGATTGCCGAGCGCCGGCCAAGTGGCGGCGTGTACTACGGAGACAAAGAGGACGTGGCCGCGATAATACGTCCGACGCTACCCGAGATAGAGATGCCTACTGGTGTCTTTACCCTCAGCTACAAGCAGTAACCCACGGTGTGCCAGCACACCGTACAAACATAAGGAGCAATATCATGAGTAACATACGAAACCACGTCATGCTTGGCAGGCTGTCATTCAGCGGCTGGGCAGGAGAGATTAAAGACAGTACCTCTAGTCGCAAGATAGAGGCAGATAACGGCGCGGTTGAGGGCGCGTCGAAAGCCAAGAAAGTTCTGTTGCCAGGCGTAGTAGAGCTGGAAGCTATCCAGAAGTTCGCCGCCGCCACCCGTACATGGTGGCATGGTGTGTCTGTGCCGTGGGAAGATGGTGGCGCAAGGGCGTACAGTGCCGCCCGCCACATCGAACTGCTAACCGACATAGGTGACAGGCAACGCGAGTATGACCGCCTCGTAGATGCGTTCGTAGCGAAGTATCCGACGGCGTATGCCGAGCAACAGTTCAGGCTTAACCACCTGTTCAACGCGGCGGACTATCCTGACCCAAGTACAATACGGGACAAGTTCGCCTTCAACTTCCACATCCGACCCATAGCGGACGCCGAGGACATACGGGTGATCGAAGGATTAACCGACCAAGAGGCGAACAGGTTGATAGCCCAAGCCAAGGAAGCCGAGCGTGAACAGGTACAGGCGGCGGTAGACGATGCTTATAAGAAGCTATACAAGGTAATCAAAGCTATGGCGGATAAGCTCGCCATACCCGTGGGTGAGAAAGGTAGCATCTTTCGCGATAGCCTGATTAGTAACATACGCGACCTAGCCGAAGTAATGCCCGGGCTTAACATAACCAATGACCCACAACTTGACGCGCTGGCGGCGAAGGCTATGCAGTTGACCGAGTACACAGCCGAGGACTTGAAGTCGTCAGGGCTACGTGCCGAGGTGCAGAAACGCGCGGCGGAACTGGTGGGCATGTTTACTACGGTATCGCAACCAACACCAGTACCACCGCCAACGGTGTGCCAGAACACCGTGGACACATCAATACAAGACGCCGCCGCCGCTGTGCTGGCTGGCATAAATTGGGACGAATAGGAGAGAAATCATGGGATACAGAAGCGAAGTAGCCTACTACATAAGGGGCACAGAAGAAGATATAACCACACTGCTTACCACGCATAGCCTAAAATACGAGGGCGACCCTGCGGTGCATAAGGCGTGCATGGAGGAGCTGAATATAACGCCTACGGGCATATACTTCCACGCCGTAAGCACTACGTGGTATGACGACTATCCTAGTGTGCAGTGGCATTCAAAACTGTGGCACTTAGCAGGGGACATGGAGGACGCGGGGACGCTACCGCTCGTTGGTCAGTTTATCCGCATTGGTGAGGACGACGATGACGATGAGCAACACCAATTTGGGGACATAGAGGACTGGATATACATAAGCCGTAAGATTGAGCTAGACGACGTGTTCCCTGCACGTTCAGCCGTAGCCCCTTGACATATAGGGGTATATAAGGTATAATAGTTACATGAATCGGGCAATTCGGAATATAGCTTACGGTGTGCCAGCACACTGATACGGAGGCAATATGATTAGATTAGCACTAACCTTTATCGTCGGCATGATGGACTTTAGAGTGAACTACCCGCCGTACATACCGAGCAAGCGGGTACGTGATACGTACTATAAGGGGCAAGACTTTGCCCATCTACTAACCTTTAACCACTGGAGAAACGACAAATGAGCACAAGCAACGGTAAATTTAATCACACTGGCGCAGGACACAACGGGGTAGTAAGCACCCGCGCAGTCGAAGCCGCTATCGGCCACCACTTCCAGCCACAAGGCAACATGGACGAGCTACTCGCCGCGCTCATGTCGGCTGACGTGACTACGGTATTGCCTGACGGTGTGCTGGCACACGGTTGGTGCGCTGACCTGAGTGTGTTGGAGTTAGCACAGGAAGTATTCGGCATGGCGGTGATGCTGGACGAGTATACGCGATTCGTTGGTAACGAGCGGGTGCTGAATCTGATCGAGGCTATTGAGTCGACCATTGCGCCTGATGGCGACCTGATTACAATGGACATGGGTAGAATCTTAACCGCATTAGCCGTACTTAAAGGCGACCACATGGCGGCAACATCGCCAGCGTCACCTGAACCAGAACTCGTAATAGAGTAACCCGTAGGACACGGTGTGCTGGCACACCGTTCAGTAGCACTTTCCGTAACATAATTTATTAGGAGTAATACCATGCAAGCACTTCGACTCAAAGACGTACCAAATGTTCTCGTCCGTAACTACTTGGCTAAGACCAACGTGTTCCTAGCCTCGAAACCGGGCATCGGTAAGACAGATACAGTGGAGTTATTTATCCGCAAGATGCAGGAGCGCACCGCTGGCTTCCAAGCGTGGCACTTCTACGGTCCGAGCCTTAGCCCAACAGACATACAGATGGCCATGCCTGACACTGAAACAGGACTGATGCGTATATTCAACAACAGCCAGTTACCCAATGCGTATACCCACCCAGAGTTACAGGGCGTCGTGTTCATTGGGGAGATGCCAAACACCGACCCGACCACGCTAAAGCAGTTGCAGAAGTATGTAAATGGCGAGGACATGAACGGGTTACGCAAGCCCGATGGTGTAATGGTAATTGCCGATGGTAACCGTCTGGCTGATAAGGCCGGCGTACTGCAACAAGGCCGGGCGTTGATGAACCGATTCCTATCCATAGATGTGTATACCGAAGCCGAGGACTGCATTGAGTATGCGGTAAAACATGAGTGGCACTCGTCAGTTCAGTCATTCCTGCGTGAGTATCCGCACCTCATAGATAACTATGACGAGGTGTTCCAAACCACGGCGTCAGCGCGGGAAGCCGCGGAAGTGAGCCGCCGCAATGGTGGAACGGACGCACAGGCCGAGGAAGGCAAGGCTGGCATCTGGGCGAGTATGCGTGGCTGGAACCGCGTATCGAACCTTGAGGTAGCGGGTGAGTCGCTACACAGTGAGCCTACTCCATCGGAGCTTATGGGGTCGGTAGGTACTGGCCCGGGTGCGCAGTACATAGCGCACAAGGCAATGCTGGGCAAGTTAGCCAGCTTCGCAGACATTGTCGCTAACCCTGAAAAGGTAGCCATACCTACGAAGATGGACGAGGCGTATGCCCTGTCTACAGTGGTGGCTGTACGTTGCCAAGCCGAGCAACTGGCGGCGGTGTATAAATTCGCTAAGCGGTTGCCGCATGACTTGCAGGCGTACATCCTGCGTACCATGATAATGCGCAAGAACTTCCCGCTGTTGGGTAGCGTCGAGTATCGTGAGTGGATACGTGACCCACAGTTGAATCAGTTGATTACAGCACGATAATGGATACGCCGCTACGTGATGGGTGGGTGAGGGCTAAGGGCACCGCCTACACATACTGCCTATGGCCCAACGACGATATACCCCCGACCTATGGCCTCGTCAGTAAGATGTACAGCGGCGATGGGTGGAGGGGAGTAGTGTTAGACAGTGGCGACGAAGACCTGATTGCACATAATATACCTACACTAGAGGGGGCCATGATATGGGTAGAGATTACGTCCGCACTAGCACGGGAGTAATACTACGGTATCGGTGTGCCAGCACACTGTAGCAGAAACACAACTTAACTAAGGAGTAGCAAAATGCAAACAAATCTAACAGCAGATGCGGCAGTAAGACTGATGCTCAACTTCCCAATGATTTCAGAGCTGTACTACAGCATGGCAATCATCGAGGACGAAAACGTAGGCACACTGGCAACGGATGGTCGCACCATGTGGGTATCGCCTACATTCTGGAGAGGGCTTACCCTCGAGTTAAGGGTAAGCGCACTTGCCCACGAAGTGGTACACAAGATGTTACTCCACTGCTCACGCCGTGGGCATCGGGATGCAAAGCTATGGAATGTAGCCGCTGACTACGTGGTGAACGGGCTGCTCAAGCAGAACGGCATGAGCATAGGCAAAGACTGGATACAGCCGCTAGATAAGTACATAGGCTGGAGTGTTGACGCCGTGTACGCCGACCTATTGCGGGAGCTTGGTGAGCCTGACGGCGAAGGCGAAGGGGAAGGCGAAGGGGAAGGCGAGGGCGAGGGCGAGGGCGAGGGCGAAGGTGAAGGCGGCGGCACGGGCATACCCAAGTCGGTAAAGGGTAAGGCATGGGACGACATCAAGGAGGTGACAGGTAGCCCAGAAGAAGTGGCTAAGTACGAATCCGACGTCATGACTGCGGTTAACAAGGCATTGATGTCGGCGCAAGCCATGGGTAAAGTACCTGTTGGCATGGGCAACTTTGACAACGTGTTCATCGCCCCCACTGAGCCATGGTACAACCACTTGGCTAGGTTCATGCAGAGTCTGTCTGTGTCAGAGTTTAACTGGGCACGAGTGGACAAGCGCAACCTAGTAAGCCATGGGTTCTTTAGCCCACATGTGTACTCGGAAAGTCTGGGCGAAGTCGTGGTCGCAATAGACTGTTCAGGCAGTGTATATGGCCCTGCGGAACAAGCAGGGTTCGCGGGGCACGTGAGTGCCATATTGTCGGAGGCTAAGCCCGCTAAGGTGCATGTGCTGTACTTCGACAGTCGGATACAACGCCATGAGGAGTTAGACCCTGGCCTTATGGACTTCAGCACTCACCCCAAGGGCGGCGGCGGCACTGCGTTTGAACCTATATGGGGTTGGTGTGAGGGCGAGGGCGTTGTGCCTGCGGTATGTATCGTGCTGACAGATACCTATGGTAGCTTTGGGCAAGAGCCAGAGTATCCTGTGATATGGGCAAGCATAGAGGAGAACGTGACCGTGCCGTTCGGGGAGTTGATATATGTCCAATGACCAGTTACCCCGGTGGGATAAAACCACAGACCACCGCAGCCGATACGTTACCCGACCAGACACGTGGGTATCGGCGGGTGCGGTGTGGTTCAGCCCAGCTAGCGGGATGTGGGACGCACATGTGCGGGGCGTCATGCCGAGCGAGATACAATTCGCGACCGAAGCAGAAGCCAAGGCGTGGGTGGAGGTGACGGCGGGATTGATAGGAGCCTAACATGAAAACATGGTGGAGTGTGCTGCGTGGCGGGGGGTATGAGTATGTACGAACGTACCCGATTAAATTTGCGAGTAAGAAGCATAGTATACGACTGGCGATTGTAGCGGGTTGCCGCGACAGTGACACAATGCAGGTACACTACTCAGCTAAGATTCGCGGCAACGAGGCAGTGCAGTTCGATACCAAGGAGGATGCAATGCGCTGGGTCGAGGCTACGGTGGTACTGCAACAAGAATGACGGTGTGCTGGCACACTGTATGGAAATGCTATTTAACTAGGAGATTGACATGAGACTATACTGGAAACTACAAGGGATTTACAACGGCAAGCAAGCATACAAGACTGATCGGGCTATACCACGGGAGAACAACTGCCGCGTCAGTAGCTTTACAGATGACGAGGGCAAGCCTGCGTATCGAGTAAAACTCCACGGCAACACCATTATTGAGGCGTATAGCACACACTTCATGGTGACCAACGCAGGCTGGGCGACACCAACCACGCACGACCGTATATGGAGCATAGCCGACGTGAGGATATTCAATGACTCGAGGTGCAAGTTCCGTGACACGTATAGAATATACGACAGGAGCAGAGGCAAGGCGCTACCGATGCCGAGGGCAATTCTGCTACACTATGGTACCCGCCGCGTGTTCGATGAGTGTGTACAGTCGGACTACATAGTGGCGGTGGCGCCAGAGTCGCGCAAAGCCTACACGGCGCTGTGCAAGCGAGCATGGAATAATCTGGCTACGCGTATCGCGATTGGTGAGCTTAGCGGTATTGCCCCCGACACGGTATATCAATCGCGAGAAGCTAGCTTGGAGCTACTGCAACGCATTGCAGATGGAGAGTTCCTAGAGCGGACGGAAGTATTGAAGCTGTTTAACAGCAATGCGTGGGGCACGATAGACCTAGACGACCCACTAGCGGACGCCAAGACAATGTGGAAAACGATAGTAAATAACGTGCGGGATGCGTACCATACAGCCCACGACGGATACAATACAGAGGAGATTAAAAATGGCGAGTAACGGAAATAGTGTAGCGATACAAGAATTACTCAAGCGTACCACCCGCATTGAGAGCCGATTGGTTAAGCTGGCCGAAGGTATGGATATCCCTGTTAAGCTACCGCCCACCATCCGTGCGCAGGTAAGTAGTGTCGGAGAGTGCCAGGCCATCGTCGACGTTATGGACGTGCCCCTGTCCAGCATAGTAGAAGTCTGCCAGAAACGTGGCGCAGTGGATACATGGGCGGCGGTACACTGCGGAGGACAATGGGTAGCACAGGTATTTATACCATAACCAGCAACAACAGTAGCACTATTTACTTATGAGGGAAGAACATGAGCAAGATTATCCACAAGGAACTACTACTTAACACGCTCGATATGCGCGACCTTTTACTGCGGCAGATTGAGCTTCAGACCACGGCGCTACAGGCAAGCAAGGCACGCCTCGGGCTAGTGGAGGAGTTCGCACGTGCCAACTTTACAGGCGATATGTGTGGGGTTAAGCAACTTGCCCCACACGTAACCAGCGGCAAGTGTAGCGTCAAGTATTATGTGTACGCCGACACCCCAGCGCGAACAAGCCAGTGTATGAAGACCATAACGGTGTGGAGGGCGATGCAATGAAATTCAGCGAACTAAGCACTGAGGTGCAGGAGAAGTTAGTAGAGGGGCTATCCGACTCGCTTTGGGAGGACTGGTACGAGTCCACGTACGACGACTTCAGCCATATCTGTACACGCCTAGGGATAGACATATACGTCACAGATAGGGGGCTAGACATTTCGTTCTCGGGGTTCTATTCGCAAGGAGATGGCGCCTCGTTCGGGGGCCGTATGGACTTGACTGAGGTAGCGGGGTGTGGGGCGAAGATGCGCGAGTACGCGGCAAACGATACAGACCTCCACGAGATTGCTGACCAGCTTGAGGTAGCAGTGGGTAAGGTAATGACTACTACGGTATTGCTTGGTGTGGACCTTTACTACCCGCGGATGATTATCACAAACATGGAAACGTACCACACGCACATCGTGGACTGCGATATACCGGAGTACAGCTACCTTGAGGCCGATACAGAAGCCGCTATGATTGAGCAGGTAGACACGCTCATAGAAGACGTAGAGGCGGTGGTAAAATCCTTAGCTTCGTGGCTGTTTAGGACGCTACGGACGGAGTATGAATACCAGACATCCGAGCAAATGCTCATTGACCAGGACGAAAACTATGATGAGGAGGGGGAAATAATCTATGAGCAACCAACTAAACATACAGGGAGTTAAGACGTTTATGGGGGCGAGCAGGCAGCTGGATACGCCCGGAACCCCATTCCTATATAGGAAGCTAACCTCGGACAAGTACCACGAGTTCCTTAGCGCCTGTGTTGAACAGGAGGATGTAGTGGCGTTTAACAGTTGTCTGGACTTGGTGTGGGTGGCGATCAGCTACATGCACTCCCGAGGCTGGGACGTACCCCGTGGATGGGCGGAGATTGAGCGCAGTAACCTAGACAAAATCTGCCCAGAGACGCTATCCGTCCGGCACCGCAGTGACGGTAAAATTCTACCGCCTGACGGGTGGAAGCCACCAGAACTTAACTTTATACTGGAGAAATTGAAATGAATAACGAATTTAACTTAGAACGTGCTATTGCTGGCGAACCGATTGAGACAGTATTTGGAACTCCAGCAGAGTTTATAGCCTATAGGTCTACTGCGAAGGCGAGCAAGCAGGTAATTGTGCAGGATGGGGATGATGTGCGGATGTATTATGTAAATGGAAGATACCATGGTAACCACACTCTCAGCTGTTCTTTTGACCTTCGCATGAAACATGTACTACAAAAAATCGACTGGAGCAATATCCCAGAAGACACAGTGATCAGCACCCCTGAAGGTGATAGGCATATAGCTAAATGCTCTAAAAATTCGACACTGGTACTAACTTACCCAGAAGGAAAGTCATCTCTCACCTGTGGATTACATGAACTTGAAGAGCATCGCAAAGACAAGTGCTATCTAGTTGAGCAACAGCCTTGGATAATATGGCAAGGCGGTGAGAACTCTCTTCCGGATGGGCTTGAGTTTGAGGTGATTGTTCGTTTTGGTGAGTGTTTTGTTCCTACAAGTGCAGATTGTGAGTTACAACATATATGGGTTCCTGCTAAGTATCCTCACCATGTTTATCTAGGTCATGAAGTTATCGCCTACCGACTAACAGGCAAGGTAATGGACGGGTATTCATTATGCTAACGCAAGAAAAATTAAAATCACTACTGCATTATGATCCAGATACAGGTATTTTTACACGACTTACTTCTAGTGGGGGAAATACTATTGATAGTATCACTGGTAATTTTGACAAGGATGGTTATCTAAAGACAACTATTCAAGGTAAAACTTATCGTACACATCGGCTAGCATGGCTATACATATACGGCGAATTTCCTCCAAAAGAAATTGATCACATCAACTGCGGTCGCAATGATAACAGACTATTAAATTTGCGGTTATCGACACGCAGCGAAAATACATACAATACACGTATTTTTTCTAATAACACATCTGGATATAAATGTGTTTCATGGAACAAGAAAGCTAAAAAATGGCGAGCATATTGCAATGTAAATGGTAAACAGAATCACTTAGGACTTTTTGAAACAGCAGAACAGGCATATATAGCATACCAAAACTTTGCAAGAATAAACCACGGTGAATTTTGCAACATCGGAACTAATTAAAGGATATTGAAATGAGCGAGATTAAAAGATATTATCCATCTGACATTCAATCAAATTTAGGTCAGCCTCGTGCTGTATTTACAGAACACCAAAATGGACAGTTATGTATGTCCGAAGATGTTGGGTCAATAGCGCAGCGCAACAAAGAGCTTGAACAGCGCAACGCCGAGCTTAAATTGGAGTTTGTAAAGTTCCGAAAAAGTTCCGACATTATTATTAGTATTATGACTGACAGAAATTTAGAGCTTGAAACGCTTCTGTCTAAAGCGCAGCAAGTTTTGTTCACTAAGATTGCTAGGATAGCTGAGATTGACGCAGAGATAGCACGGCTACGCGAAAAGGTATCTATAGGAGCAATGGTAGATGCGTTTCTAACGTGGAAGCTACCAACTGACTTTTCTCCTGACGCAGGTATTTCATTTGACAGCGAGTACGGGAAAAAGTGGGGGATGCCTACAGGAACTAACTTACTACATGCTGGACAAGCGCAACAAATGGTTGAGCATATTCTATGTGGGGGTGAGCCAAAGCCAGCACAGATACATGCCGAACTGATCGCATGGGTGAGTATGCAGCGCAACGATATACCTGCTACGGGTGAGGAGTTTGCCAAGGCAATAGAGTTGTGGCTTGATAGTAGAGGAAATGCGGGGAGTAATACCAATGGATAATGAGAGAGCAGTAGTTTACACAGAAATACCCTGCGATAAGTGTGGGGAACAGCCAACTACAAGATGGTACGGGGATACATGCCTAAGGCTCTGTAGCAATTCTGCTTGCTATGAGCACTACGACAGAATCTATAAAGAGATGATGGAAGAAGATGATGAAGATGACTCGCCAGAATGCGGGGCTAAACCGTGAAAGTTAGCATCCAACTAGATTGCCGCCAGTGCGAACGATTTGTCTGGAAACGCATGTCTTGTGCGGCAACGTATTCATGCGTAAATGGTAGCCAGTACAAGCCGAGTAACTTTATTCAAATTTTTAGAAAGGAATGAATATGAAAGTAAAAATGACTGTTGATGAGGCATTAGAGTTTGCAGATGAGTGGGCGAAAGGAATGACATTCCATGAAGACTCGCAAGGATGGCGAGTAGTGTGCGCGATACTTGCTTTGGAGGTTAGGCGACTGAATGGCGACAATAACAGGTTGAAGAAAGTAAATTTAGTATTTAATCTGCAACTACTGAACATAGAGAAGGATTTTATTGAGTTAGAAAATAAACTAGATGGTTTGTTACTCCAAAATGAATTGCTACGAAATGAACTGGCTAGGGAAAGAGTGTTGAAATGAAACTAAATAAAACAGAGAAACTTCAGAAGATTCAGGACGAGGTAGAGGAATTTATTGCCGCCCACGATCTGAAAAACCATCACTACTTGTCGGACACTGAAATAATAGCCGAGTTTAGTATGTACAAAAAGAAGCACGTGAGAGAAGCAATAAACAACTTGAGATAAGGAAACCACCATGACAGCGCACGAATCATGGAAATTAGTAGGCGGATACGACGAAGCCCAGCGCTTGGAAATGAAGCGCGAGGAAGATGATTACCGCCGCCGCGAGTTGCAGGAAGAAATGGATATGGACAAACGAAGTGAGGAGGAAGACTATGCCAAGCCTACCAGTCACAGCTGAACGCATACACCGCAGGTACGCGGTTGCGCAGGGTAAACGACAGCAGATACTCGACGTGCTTAACACCAACATAGAAGACGGTCGCATCGTCCCTATGAAGGCTAGAGATATACGGGAGAAGCTAGACCCATACATATCGCAGATACACCATATCTTGGCGGGTATGGAGGAGCTGGAGGAAGTATCACGCACGAGCGACGGCTACTTACCACTGAAGGACATCACTGCTGAACCTGTGAAGGTACTTAAAATAGGTAGGGATACCCCAAAGAAAAGAAACGGCACGCGTGGTACAGTGCCCCGAGAGCGTATAATACCCCAGATGTCAGACCCAGTACCGCCGGGGTGTGTACGTAGCGTGATACACGTGTGTAGCCAGACCGAGTCGAGACCGACAGAGCCTAGGAGCAGACGGAATATCAGGCATGACGCCAGCGGCGCAAGCCTTAGCAGTGTTTATTGGTGATTTACAACAGGAGAGCAACATGAGATTACATACGCTACACTACACAGCAAAAGAAACAAACGGGTTAAAGGTAGAATGGTTCGGCACCGAACGCGAGGCGATACAGCGCCGGGGGGAACTGTTTGCGTCGGGGGTTTGCGTGGGACTTAAACGCCAGCAGATGATATACCCGGTCGATGTACCGACGAAGAAAGAAGACTTGCTGAACTGGTTGCGCGACCAGGAAGCACAACGCGATGCACGTGGTTAAGGATACAGCATGGACGGATTAGACAAGGCCGCGGACCCAATAGACCACTCAGCCAATATGCAGGCGAAGATGGAACAAGCGCAGGTAGACAGCATACGTAGGGAAGCGCAGAAGCCTATACCTACGTCCAAGGTGTGCCTGTATTGCGCGGAACCAACAGAAGCAGGAGCACGATGGTGCAATGGGTTCTGTAGGGATAGGTGGCAGGCAGGTAGGAGGTAGCATAGTGGTAGATATTATATGGCCGCGGGAGCGCACCCGGCACCGCCAAGAAGTTGCCCGTATACTACGGGAGATTGCTAGTGGGGCTGTTACAGAAATAGACCTAGCCGCGATACACAATTTCTGCATGGTATCGTTGCAGGTACAGCACAAGATAAACCGCAACACATGGAAGGCGGCAGAGCGAGACGCGATAACGATAGCGTTCCTACGCGACGCCGTAGAGGACGTGTAGATTGACGTAGCGTGGTATATAAGGCATAATAGCAGTTCTAACCAGAGGGAGAAGTAAAGATGAAATATACAGCGATAAACCGCGGGCACAAGCCTATCAGTACGCTTGAGGAAATGCTACGTGACCGTGCCGAGAGTATAAGCCCCGAGCCTACGTCGGCAAAGGATAGACAAGTAGGTGGTGACCACTACAAAAAGCTGGGGGCATATCAACCTTGGGAGGTGCTAGAGCATTGGCTAACACCCGAGGAGTTCCGTGGGTATATGAAAGGTACAGCCATTGCGTATCTAGCCCGTGAGAGAGACAAGGGCGGCAATATGGACGTAGCCAAGGCAACGCACACCCTGCAGGGGTTCCTTGAAACATTGAATAAGGAATAGCCATGGATATTGTGACGTTGGACTTCGAGACGTACTACGGGGCAGACTTCACACTATCTAAGCTAACCACAGAAGCCTACGTGCGTGACCCTCGGTTCGAGGTTATCATGTGCGGGGTTAAGCGGAACGATGAGCCTGGGTACTGGGTGGATGCACCAGATGTAGCAACACATTTGCGGTCGATGAACCTTGAGAACCGCGGTGTGCTGGCACACCATGCACACTTCGATGGGTTGATACTATCCCACCACTATGGCATTAAGCCGAAGGCGTGGTTCGATACACTGTCCATGGCACGGGCTATTCATGGTGCTAACGGTGGAATATCACTGGCAAAGTTAGCGGAGCGATACGGGATAGGCGCCAAGGGCAATGAGGTAATACACGCTAAAGACCTGCACAGGAAGGACTTTAGCCCAAGTACCATAAAGAAGTACGGCGCGTACTGCGTACAGGATTGTGACTTGGAGCGTGCGCTGTTCCTCCAGCTTATTCCACACTTCTGTAAGGGGGAATTAAAGCTGATCGACCTGATGATACGGATGTTTACCGAACCAGTGTTACAGATAGATGCACCTATGCTGGAGGAATACGCACAAGATATTAGGGCGGAGAAGGTTTCACTGCTACTGCAGGCGGGTATACAGCTTACGGACGTAATGAGTAACGATAAGTTTGCTATAGCATTGCAGAACCTTGGGGTAGTACCACCGCTCAAGGTTAGTCTGACCACTGGTAAAGAGACGTACGCTTTCGCTAAGACTGACCCCGCAATGGAGGCACTGGCGGAGCACCCAGACGAAGTAGTGCAGGCGCTTATCGCCGCTCGGTTGAAGAACAGGTCGACCATTAACGAGACCCGAGCACAGCGCATGATCGACATGATTAGGCGTGGGCCAGCCCCAGTATACCTAAAGTATTATGGCGCATCAGGAACAGGCCGAGCTTCGGGTGGCGACAAGATGAACTGGCAGAACTTCGGTAGGGGAGGTAAGCTACGCAAGTCAGTTATGGCACCGCCGGGGCATGAGATTGTGGTAGGGGACTCATCCAACATCGAGGCGCGGGTGCTGGACGTGCTGGCGGGGCAGGAAGATGCTGTGCAGGTGTATAGGGATAATGATGCGGGTATTGGACCCGATACATACTGTGTGCTTGCTGGTAAGATATACCACAGGGTCGTTACCAAGGCTGATAAGGATGAGCGACAGTTAGGTAAAGTCGCTAAGTTAGGTCTAGGGTATGGCATGGGTGCCGTGAAGTTTGTCTCAGCAGTTCGTGCCATGGCTAGGAAAGTAATTAGTGAGGACATGTCGGCGTCCGTGGTATCGGTGTACCGAAGCACTCACCCACACGTCATCATGCTGTGGAAACGGGCGGAAGATTCGCTCAAGTGGATACAGAAGGGTGTTGAGGGTCAGGCTATCGACCCCATGGGGATAGTGGTAACCTGCAAAGAGGGGATACTCCTGCCCAACGGCATGAAGATTCGCTACCCAGACTTGAAGTACAAGCCTAAAGCGTTCGGGATGGACGTCCCAGATGCAGGCTGGACGTTCTGGAATGGTAAGGCCAGAGAGAAGATATACGGTGGTAAGGTAGTTGAGAACATCGTGCAAGCGCTGGCTCGTATCGTCGTTATGGACCAGACCCTGCTAATCGCTGAATGGTGCGCTAAGAAGGCATCCACAGCCTCCGCAGGGCAGGAATACCGAGTCGTGTTGTCAGTCCACGACGAGGCAGTATCAGTTGTACCAACGCAAGACGCGGTGGAGTGTTTGGAGTTTACTAACTGGGCACTGCGTCAACCGCCCAAGTGGATGCCAAACCTGCCACTATTTTCAGAAGGCGGTATCGGCGCTCGCTATGGCGACGCTAAATAATGAGGGAGTATAGTATGGACACAAACACACAAGACAGCGGCATACACGGGCCAGAACTAGTCCACATGGCAGAGAAATTATTGGCAGCGTATAACGCCCTTGCCGCTGAACGAGGGATAGCCAATACAACAGAGGCGCGTTTGGCAAACAAGCTACGCGCTAAAATCGCGGAGACCCGTGAACTGTACGGTATGCAGAAAGGGGGTGTGTAATGGCGTTTTTCCTAGAGAGCACTCGTAAGCCCGGACTGCGGTACAGGGTAGCTAAGCTGGATAAGGCTACCATGCGAGCCACTCTGGTCGGGGAGTTGAACGTACCATTTGAGCGTGTGCTGGATGCGGCGTCGCTTGAGAAATATGGATACAAAATAGTGAAGGTGCCTGATGAGGCTGTGGCTAAAGCATAGCACCGACACTACGCACATATACGAGGTGCTGGCGTACAATCCAGTTACCCATGTAGGTACAATCCAAGGTAAACTAGACGTGTATGAGACACCGTTGTGGCCATACATGTTGAAGCGAAGTGGATACACCTACGTTACGGAGAACGATCATGCCCAGCAGCCCCTCGTATAAACGCGACTATACGCAAGAGACAAAAACTTCCCATGCTCGTGGGGAGAAACCAAAGACCGTGCTACGCAACAAAGCCCGGCGGCTCATGCTTAAAAAAGGCATGGTAAAGCCCGGCCAAGATGTAGACCACAAAGTGCCATTGAGCAAAGGCGGAACAAACAGCCCAAGCAATTTACGCGCCCGTGCCCCCGCAGCAAACCGAGGGTACCCGCGTAACCCAGATGGGTCAATGAAGGGAAATTGAATGAAGCCGTTAGCGTGGAGTCATAGCGCACTGAACGACTTTATGACCTGCCCCAAAGCGTATTTCCATAAGCGCATCGCTAAAGATGTACAGGATGTGCCGGGGGAAGCGGCAACGTGGGGCGACAGGGTACATAAGGCGTTCGAGGCATACTTGAAAGGGGTCGATGGCGCCGAAGTAGATGTACGACTCGACCCCGAGCTGGAGATATATAAAGGCTATCTGGATGAGATAGCAGCTCGTCCGGGGGTAATGTATGTCGAGCAACAGCTGGCAATCAACAAGCAGATGGAACCGTGCGGCTGGTTCGATAAGGACGTGTGGATGCGGGGTATCATTGACGTACTACACGTGGATGGAGATACCGGCACGGTGCTTGACCACAAAACGGGCAAGCCGAAGAACGACCCGAGGCAGCTCAAACTATTCGCGCTGTTGGTATTTATCCACCATCCGGAAGTGCAGGTTTGTAACTCGGAGTTTCAATGGTTGAAGTTCGGCACTACCGATAGCGCACGGTATTTGCGTAGCCAAGAAGCGGAACTGTGGCAGGAGATGCTACCAGACCTACTACGGTATCGTATGGCGTTCAAACTAGAAGTGTTTAACCCTAGACCATCAGGGTTGTGTAATGGGTGGTGCCCGGTGAAGCAGTGCCAGCACTGGAAACCGAAACGTAACTGAACCAAAAAATCCCCGCCGAACCGTGAGGTAAGGCGAGGCAAAGGACTCAACGAGGGAGATGAGTGCTTCAATTAGAGCATATCCCGTCGCGTCTGTC